TTCACTTGATTACCATTCACAGTGGGCGGCGCGCTGGGCGACACTGCTCTTACCATGTTTATCGACTCATTTTTGAAAAGTCTATAATATAGGGGTTGGAAAAGTCGGCAATACTGTTTATAACATGTTTTATAATATTTATTACAAATACTATAAAAAGAAGTTTTTTACAGAGCCTGTCGATAAAATATGCTTCTTTACGTATTTACCCAAAAATATTTTTTAAAATACGACCCTACATCATTCCATTTTTGTGATAAACGTAATCCACACAGTTCCATCGACGTCGCTATCGCTCCAGTCGATTTCACAGTGGGCGGCGAGGTTGGACGACACTGTTTTTACCATGTTTATCGACTCGTTTTTGAAAAGTCTATAATATGGTTTGATTGTGATTCCACACGCTGAGCGACACTGCTATTACCATGTTTATCGACTCGTTTTTGATTAGTAATCCACACGGTTCACTTGACATTGTTTTTACCATGTTTATTATAAAAATGTAATTAACATGGTATGAAGTCTACTTTTTATTCATGTTTATTATACACTTGGAAATATCTCTCTTAGTAATATATTTAATACATTACTTATATCAAAACTGGGTTCACTTGGGTTAAACCGGATGAAGTTACATTTCAGAGTTTTTTTTATATATTCTTCTCGTAAACATTCTTTTTCGTAATTGTAGCCGGCGTGACCAAACTCATCACATTCAATAGCTATATTATAAGCAGGAATATAGCAATCTATATAATACTTATCAATTTTAAATTGTCTTTGTACTTTTGTTATTCCGTTTAAACAATTTTCTATGAATCCAATAGTGCTATTTTCAAGATTCATTATAACACAATTCTTAAACTCCATATCTCGTATTTTATTTATATACCTATGTTTTAAGTCATATGAATTTTGAATTAATTGATAAATTTCTTCTGTGACAAGGATGTTTTCCCGATTATGACCACCGTGACTTTTAGGTGTATTTTGGATGATTCGAGAACAAATATAATCAACATTTTCTTTGAAATGTTTAACAAGATAACGTTTGACACATCCTTTTGTTTTACCTAATACCTTACATAACTCGTCAAAATCTTTTGTAAATTTTTCATTCATTGTATGATATGTAATGTTTGTTGAATTATAATTAAAAATTTTTAAATAATATTCCTGCGGTCGCAGGGAAATTATCAGAAGCATATTTTATCGACAGGATTTTGAAAAGTCTATAATATGGTTTGATTGTGATTCCACACAGTTCATGGTGGCTTCGCACACCATTCACAGTGGGCGGCGCGCTGGGCGACACTGTTTTTACCATGTTTATCGACTCGTTTTTGAAAGCTGCAGGGAATTGAAAAATTCTCGAGGGTTCCACCGTTCGGTGGAACCCTCGAGAAACATGCGTCATCTTCAGCAGCCTGTCGATAAAATATGCTTCTTTACGTATTTACCCAAATATACTTTTTAAAATACCAAAATATTAGTTTATAATATAGTTTTACCATATTTTATCGAGTCAACGGTTGTGGTTGCACATTCGTTCACATGTGAAGACAATTCTTTCACATTGAGAGGACATATACTATGCACATTTGTTCACATCCAGTAGCGTGACCATAACTATCGTCTATAATAGAATTTATGAGAATTGAAGTCGAGAGAGACAATTTTTACAGAGTTTTAAGAATTTGTGACCATAAACTGTACTAAAAGTTGTAAGAGACATTAAAATGTTGTATTATGGTCTAAGAATTACTAAAAATTTTTTTTCTAAGTACTTAGTAAGATAAAAATCGAAGACTGGTTCTATAATTAACTTTTAAAAAAAGCTAAATGTATATATATATAACCCGTTGTTTATTGATTCGATTTTTATCTTAGCAACTATTTCCCAAACAATTCCCGCTTTAACTTCTTATTTTGAGAACGAGAAAGACCACATATAATATAAGATTTTATTTTATCCGAGTAGTCATTATATGTTACTTTCATCATTCCTGCCAATACATCAATATTAATGTCATATTCAACATCATACCTATTCTCTTCAAAGATTCTCTCATACCCTTTAATTCCTTCTTTAAACCTTTCTATCGCTTTATTTTCACTTTGAAATTCTTCATAACCATACGTATCGTAGTTCTCAAGTTCAACAACACTAAATCTTGGATCAACGTTAGCAAAAAGACTACTCCAGTTTTTTTTACATACTGCTCTATATTCCTTAGAAGATGCACATATGCTTTTCAACACGTCAATGTCATTTATTTCTTTTAATATTGACAATTTAACCTCGTAAGGTAATTGTTCCATTTTTTATATAATCTATATCAACAAAAAGTTTTTATAAATCAATAAACAAAAGGTTTTATGGTAGAGGCGCTGACCACGTCCACCTGAACAACAATGTCGCCGATATATTTTTTTCAAAACAAGTCAATAAACAGTAGTTCTTCATTTTTATTTTGCAAAATTGTCAGATATTTTTTATTGATTATAATTAAGATGTTTTTAACAATCATTAGCAATAGCTACGAGTACGGAGTTCATTTCATATAATAGTATGAAAAAAAATATAAATCAAATTTGATTAGTTAAATAAATGTAGCCTAAGTGGACTTATTAGATTGGAATAAATGTAGCCACCTTATCCTTATCGTCCCTTGCAAGGATATCGTCTCCAACCTTTATTACACAATATACATTACAATCATACCCATCCTTTTGTGTATACTCTATTACCGAATCCACAATCATATGTCGTTTTGCCACAGCCTCCACCATCCTCCCACCATACTCCTCATATGCATACTCTCGTGCAATTCGCTTCCCTACATGCAAATTCTCCACTATTGATATAATCTTGAAATTTGGATCCTTCCAATAATTGTAATACCGTGCTACCACATACATTGTATAATTTATTATAACTTCTTATTTTCAGTTTTTTAGTCTTTGCTTTATAAATTGTTTTCTCCAAAAAAAACAAAACAATTAAGCCTGTATTACATTTTTAAAATACAATGTGTAATACAGGCTTAATTGTTTTCTTCAATCACTAATCTTCAGGTTCATTAATTTCAATTACACTATACACAAATTCATTATATCCGTCTCCCTTAGTATAACCGTCATAAATTTCGTCAACATATACCTTTTTATCCCTCACACCTTGAACTACTTTTTCCTTACCAAAATCAGTTTCTGCACATCGAAGTGCATATTCATCAGCTCTAAAAGAAAAGTGGGAGCTAGTCGCTCATAGGTACAACGTTTAAACGTTTGCAAAATAGTAAAGGAAACATCCTTGCGATAGTTAAAGTAACGAATAACAGCATACATTTTTAATATACCCTAATTTTTTTTAATTTAATTTCAGTTTTTTTTTTTGTTTTATTTTTTTTGGAATCATTAAGTTCTACACAACATAGACCATAGCATTTGGAGTTCCACTTGGATTTCTTTTGACCACCCCTTGAGTAAAATTTGAAATAAACATGCCGTATCCTTGTGTATTGAACCTGCTAAGATACACAGCTAAAATACCGCTCACTACACCTGCACTCATTGAAGTTCCAGACATTGCTTTTGCCATATTATTAGAAAACGCACCTGTCAAAGAAACTCCTGGAGCATATACGTCCACACATTTACCATAATTGCTAAATGATGCCTTGTAATCATTTTGGTCAGTGCTTGCAACTGTTATAATTTCTTGCACATTTGATGGACTCATTGTGCAAGAATCTTGATTCAAGTTTCCAGCAGCCGCAACAACATAAATACCCAAAGCTCGCATTCGTTTAATCATTGTGTCTAACGCCACGCTTTTTGAACCAGAAAATGACAAATTAACAACTGATAGCCTTGTGATTTTATTATAATTGTCCAGAATCCATTGTAATCCGCTCAAAACGTTGCTTACTGTCCCTGTCCCACTGCATCCAAATACCTTTACCGAAATCAATCTAGCCTTTCTTGCCACTCCATATGTCTTGCCAACAGCCAATGAGGCAACATGTGTTCCATTACCATTACAATCATTGTTTATGTTATCTGCCAAATTGGTACCCCATACACCAGTCGTGTCAGTGAATTCGTTGTGTTGCAACTCCACACCAGTGTCAACCACGTACACATCCACATTGTCCCCACCAACAACATTAAACATTGTTCCACTCAATGGCAAATTTCGTTGATCCACCCTGTCCAAATACCAACTTGAAATCGTCATAATACCATCTTTTTCAATGATGTAATCCTTTGATAATTCTGCAATTTCAAATATTGTCAAATTCTTGGCAAAATAATGCCAGCGAAGATCTCTCTTAATCAGCTTGTGGTGATGCACTGCCCTTTCAGAACGCGGTGTAAGAATAAACTCCGCATGCATTGATGCAAAAATGCTTACAAAAACAAATAAAATACTTGAAACCATGATTGTCAATTCAAAGAAATTTTAATTATTTTTCAATTTTTTGTGTTTTTATGTAATTATTTATTGCAACTCCTATTACAAAAGAAGGAATCACTCTAAGAACCCGTCCCTTGCATACTTCCTTATATGTCGAAGCTATTCTTTGTAATCTCTCTGTTGAAGTCGCAGTTGGGCGTGTCACCAAATCCATCCCATATATATGAATAGGAGTTGTTATAAATTGACTAGCTATAGGATATACGTAACTTGGCCCAAATGCATATGATCCATATATCGTCATAGAATCCCTTACAGCAAATAATACATTACTTCTCCAATTACGTAATTTTTGATCTGTAAAATATCTTGAATACATAATATCTTTATATGCAATTGACATAATATTCACCAGAGAAGTACACAATAAATCGTTTGTTACATTTGCAGTAACATATGTTGCACCATATACTAATGACATTGTCGTCACTGATCCCTTGTATCTCCTAATATTAAAAATAGTGTTTTTTACATTTACTATTAATGATTTTTTGTTCATTTGACTTTTTATTATCCCTAAATCTATTACAGCCATACATGGAGATATTACTGCAGATGCTATCACGCCACTCAATACATCCTTATACAAATCCATTTAACTTGATTTGATACTGTTAATTCCCTTTAAATAAAAATAAATTAAGCCCTATACTTACACAATTTGTTTACCATGTGTAGTATAGGGCTTAATTTATTTTTTAATTACTCAATGCTTTTTATAATGTCCTCAAATGTATGTCCTAGCTTAATTAATTCAAATGGTAGCACAACCAAATAGTCATGTCCATCCCATGTCACTCCTACATACTTTTCCTTCATGTCAATCACATATGCATATTGAATGTCGTCACAATCATCAAAACTTACATTCGTTTTGCCTTCCACCATATCACATAGCTTCTCAGTTGCAAATTCTTCAGTGCCTTCCTTAATATTTTCCATCATTTCTTCCAATTGCTCAATTGTATACTTCTCCAATAATTGTTTCATCTGTGCACACAAATCCGCTCCAACACCCTCCAAATAACCATCCCAATGCTGCCACAAATAAATGTCAAAGCGAGTGCGTCTGATTACAATGCGTGAACGAGTTCCCATACTTTTAATGTACATACCTAATTCTTCAAAAAATATTCATTTTTTTTTAAATTGATTTACACCCTTGAAGACGTCCGCACAGGACGGACTAAAACGCCGTTTTTCGTTTTGAACTTAAAACTATTATAATTTCATATTTTAATGAATTTACAAGAAGAAAATAAACAACTCAAGCTTGAGAATGAGTTATTAAAACAACGTTTAAGCAAATATACAAATTCACCAGCTTATAAACAATATTATGAAGCCAATAAAGAGATTATAAATGAAAAGAAACGTGAAAGACAAAAAGCTTACTATCAACAAAATAAAGAAGTTATTAAACAAAAGAAGAAAGAATACTACCAAAACAAAAAGAAAACATAATGATTGCGTTCAAAAATTTATTTTTATTTATCCTGTTATAACATAACAAGAAAATTATGAAAGAACCACCTGATATTGAATCTCAATTCTCAGTTGTAAAATCCACTCTTAATCAATTCTGTAATAACAATATCATTAAACAAAAACTGAACCAACACGTTCTTAACTGTAACAAACTCATATTTGAAGTTTATAAATTTGCTAATCTTCATTTGTTAAGATGTCTAAGAGACAAAGAATCCTTACCTATCTTAGATCAAAGCTTCTTTTATAAGTGCTCCTGTTACGTGAGTGAAATGTATAATAGAAAATCACAAAATAACAATACAACATCATTTGACAAGACCTTTGATATTTATAAATTACAACGACCTAAACATTACAATCCTGCTTATAGAGATAACCTTGGAAGCATTATCAACTACTTGGACAAACAAATGGTAATTTCAACTACCAATCACCTTGTCCTTAATTTCTATAAACGTTTTAGTAGGTACATTCGAGACAAGTATGAGCTTGACTCAACAACTGTTTATGAAATTTGTAAGGGTGTTTATGATAAGGAATACAAAGGAGATAACCAAATAGTCAAGAAATACAGAGCGATTCTTGGTGATAAACCACCTTACGAAAACGCCGTTAAAAAAGACCAGTCCAAGATTATAACCGTTTATAATGAAATTTTAACTTACAACATTCAAAACAATAAACGGTTATTTTCATTGTTGCCAAATAAAAATGGTTTTACTATGAATTACATAACAATTGATAAAACTGGGTTAAAAGACCTATTAGTAAGCATAAAAATACCACATTTTAGTAGAGAACATTTTGATAAGAACACTCAAACTTACTGGAACAAGTTCTTTCATATACAAAAGTTTGAAACAAGTAATAAAACGTTTCATTCATTTTTAACAGATGGTGTTGGTGTAAGTATTCTTTTGGAAAAACCAAACATCACTAAAACAAAACCAAAAGAAATTGTTTATGACAATGAAGAACTCATTGCGTTAGACCCAGGTCTAAGAATGTTGTTTGTTGGATGTAATAATAAGGATAACACGATTATAAAATGTTCTGGAAAAAGTTAATATCACAATGTTGGTATTAACAGAATTAACAATAAACAAAGACGGCATTACAATAGAAATGATGAAGTTTTGAGTTATATAAGGAATATGCCTGTTGGAAAAACAAATGACATTGATGAGTTTTGTAAGCACTTGAAATATTATCTTAATAAGTTAGATAAAGTATTAGAATTTCATTACAAACATCCTTTTAGAAAATGGAAATTTACAAAATACATTTTGGAAAAGAAAAAACTAAACGACTTATGTAGATTGATTACGAAAAAACAAGACATTACTGAAGCGAGTAAAGTTGTTGTAGGATTTGGTGATTGGAGTAATCCTCACGATTCAATTATAAGAGGTCATAAACGTGGTCCTGTTCTAAAACTTAAAAAGCAATTACGGAAGTGGTGTAAGGTGATTGATGTGAATGAGTTTAGAACGAGTAAATTGTGTTGTAGATGTCATAATGAAACAGAAAAGGTATCTTACAATGGTGTCAAAGTAAATAGTGTTCTCCGTTGCTTAAACAACGAGTGTGGAATGATTATTGATAGAGACATCAATGGTTGTAAGAATATCTTAAAAATGCTAATGGTATCATTAAATCTAATAGATAAACCAGAAGCATTTGAGAGAACGAATAAATCTTTACCCGGCTTAGCCAACAAGGCGAATACGAGCATGAAAGTAAAGAACTTGTGAGCGTAAGCAATTCAAGATTACACGTAACTTTGTTGAAATAAAATGTTGTAATTCGGCGTTTTAGTCCGTCCTGTGCGGACGTCTTCAAGGGTGTGAATTAATCAAAGTTACCAAAGAAAAACGGAGAACACCTCGTTAAATATTATTTAAAAACTTGTCTCTTGTAATGCAAATGGATAATTTTTTAATTCAAGTTGAGTCTCTTAAAACAAACTGTGAAATTTCAAATTACTTTATCAATAACAATATCAATATAATTGACTTCATCGAGAGTTATATCAAAGTCGACAATCTCGTGCGAAATAATGATCAATTTGACAACCAAACCTCGTTGGAAAAAAAATTAGACAACCTCCAAAACCAAATTCATAGTCTTTCTAATACTAACATAAAAAACGAACTCCTTGAACTGTTTAATAGCAACTTTAATTCACTCTCATCTATTTCTTCCAATGTATCCAAAGATCTTGAAAATATTAAAACTTATATTGGTAACACCGTCACCAATCTACACTCTAACAATGATAAACGCATCTTCCAACAAATGTCTCAACTAATCACTTCTTTGTCCTTTAATGACAAACTCTCCACAATTCATGAACTTGTGGCCAATCTACATACTAACCTAACCTCCCATTCAACCAATAAAGGAGCTATTAGTGAAAACATCCTTCACCACAAACTCACAGCCGAATTCCCCGATGCAGATGTTATAGAAACAAGAAATATTCCTCGTTCAGGCGATTTTATACTTAATAGAGCAAACAAACCTAAAATCATGATTGATATCAAAAATTATCAAAGAAATGTTCCAACCACAGAAACCGACAAATTCTTTCGTGATATCGAATTCCAAAAATGCTCCGGAATACTTGCTAGTGTCCAATCCGGTATTGCTTGTAAACAAAACTTTGATATTGAACTCGTCGATAACAAATATATCGTAGTATTCATTCATAACTTTAATTTTGATGCCGTTCATATACGACTTGCTACTAATGTTATCGACCATCTCTCCAGTATCCTCGAATCACAATACAACTTGGACAATATCATTTTGCCCAGAGAATCATTCGGTAGTCTCAAATCCGAATACGAAACATTCTTATCCGTCTTTAACAATCATATCAACATTATCCAATCTAACGTCCAAGCTCTGTCGTCCCTTCAATTGACACTTCTTGATCAGTTCTTCTCTTCCAAATTACAATCCCAACGCACTGAAAATTCTAGTCGAATCACACCCTTCTTTTGTAGTACTTGTAAACGTTACTATAAAACAAAGTTTACATTAGATCGACACATCCTTGAAAAACACCCTTAAACAGTTTTATAATAAAATCCTTATAAAATTGTTTTTATACATTCTTCTTGCTTGTTTGTCTCTTTGTTGTTACATAAATGTATACTACCATATATGATACCACCCATACTCCTGATACAACCGACATTAATATATAATCATTCCTTGACTCCACTATTGTTTTGTAAATATTGTATGATAAACCACATAACAAACTCGCGTTCCATATAATTAAAGCAAGTATATCATATGACACTTTTAATGTAGTCATCCTTAAACCAGTTCCCCATGTAATATCTTTCAATGACACAATCGCCCATAACTTTGCTGGAAATACCGTAGTTAAATAAATCAATCCATACGTATAGTAAAATATATTTTCCATGTTGCCAAAAATAGCTCCGTATACTGATTTAACCGCCCCAAAAAATAAAAGTATCGTCATGTACAATCCCAATTCATACATTGTGCCAACATACAACACGTATAATAAGTACCCCATAACTATGTATGGATATACAATTGTATAAATCATATCCACTGTCATAAACAAACTTTGCTTATCAATAATACCTATTGACCACAATACCTCTCTGTATGCAGATTTGCTCCATCTAATCTGCTGCTTATAAAATTTGTATACAGTATTTGGTGTCTCCGTTTCAGCAGTTGCATTAGGAACGTAAACAATACCCTTCCCTAAACCTAAAATTTTATTTGTCAAATGTCTGTCGTCACCATATGTACATTGTTGTCCCAAAAACGTCTGTTGCCTCCATTCCTCCAATACCCTGTCCAATGATTCTAATTGATACATACCCATGGGACCCGATATACACAAAACATAGTTATTTATTGATTGATATGCTCTTTCCACATTAAATGCATACCAATAACGCATACTACTTTGAAATGACGTCATCGATTCATATTTATTAAATATCTTTAATTCACCCGCTACTCCACCAATTGACCCATTTGATACCAACATATTCACCATCATCTGACCACTATTACTCTCTATAATTGTATCACTGTCCGTGCTTAGCACGCCTTCAATACGTATACCATTACATCTACTCTCCAAAGAACTTAATGCAAAACCAGTATACATGACGCTTCGCTTACCACCGTGAGGCTGTGATATACACACATATTTTACATTACTTATTGGTGCTACTAAATCTAATAATTCATCTCTTTCTGGATCATATCTAATACTCGTGCTATCTACTAAAAATACCTCTCTGAATATATCCACCATATACATATCTTCTTGATCAATGCCATCAATCATCACAATTACCTTGTTTACAGACGATTCTTTGACAGACGACTCCTTGATTGATAATAAACAATTCCTAAAATATTCTGGATTCTCTCTATACCCAACTACTACAATATTAAATAATGTTGTACAACCCTTTTCTATACCAAGTTCGCCTTGTTCCTTGCATTGCTTCTTTCGAGTATAATTGTTGATTATCGCGAATGTCAATTGAAACACCAAATATATCAAAATGTACCATCCATATATTGTTATCGTTATACCTTGTACCTCTACAAAATAAATCTTTAGTACATATTGTACTATTATTGGCGCAACTAGTAACACAACCAATATTGCAGCCAACACATACTTGAAATACCCGTATACATCCATGTCTAAAAATTGGTTTTAGATGTGTTTAAATCAAATATTGTATAACAATGGCAAGATCCATGGTACAAACGCTGCCATAAAACACCACATCGCACCTACACTGTGCTTGCTTCCATATTCCGCACTGAAACACATCTTACTATCTACATAAAATAAAAATTATATTAAAACTTTTGGACAATATCTATTTAA